AACTTGCGGGCGCTCTATAGGAATGTTCATCAACTCTACGAAGATGTAATGATTCTTAAATCGGAGATTAAATGAAACTTCTTTTCCTTGATGTAGAGTGCACTCCCAATCTCGCCACAGTCTGGGGAATCTGGCAACAGAACATCGGCCTTAACCAGCTACATGAAACAAGCAGGATCATGTGCTACACTGCTAAATGGGCAGACAAGAAATCAGTTATCTTTGATTCAGAGTATGGCAAGCCACATAAAGAGATGATTGCCCGCCTGCATCTCCTTATGTCTGAAGCAGATGCCATTGTTCATTACAATGGTAACAGGTTCGATATTCCTGTCATCAACAGGGAGTATCTGAAGTATGGTATGGAACCACCCAAGCCATACAAGAACATTGATCTGTTGCAAGTAGTCAAGAAGAAGTTCAGGTTTGTAAGTAATAAACTGGATCATGTATCAAAGGAACTACAGTTAGGTCAGAAGGTAGAAACTGGTGGGCATGAACTCTGGCTTAAATGCATGGCAAATGATGCTGAGGCCTGGAAGCTGATGGAAGATTACAACAAGCAAGACGTAGTCCTTCTTGAAAAGCTTTACAAGAAACTGCTACCTTGGATCGAAAACCATCCTAACCATGCACTGTACTCCGATGATGTTGACACTATTTGTACTAACTGCGGTAGTCATTCTGTTATTAAGCGAGGACTAGAGCATCTGAAGACACATAGCTATCAGCGTTACCAGTGTAAGAGTTGCAGGACCTGGATGAGAGGCAGGTTTACTGAACTGTCCAAGGACAAAGCAAAGAATGTACTAACACAAGTAAAGGACTAAAATGCTTAAGGATTATGTAGAGTTCACCAAGACCACAGCTATTTACCCCAAGAGCCATGCTGTAGAATACTGTGCTTATGGTCTGGCTTCTGAAGTAGGAGAAGTCCTAGGTAAGCTGAAGAAGCATATCCGGGATCAAGAGTATGATCCTGAAGGCATGATGGCTGAGATGGGCGATGTGTTCTGGTACTGGGTAAGGTTGTGTGATGAACTTAATATTGATGTAACATCCACAATCAAGTACAACATGGCAAAGTTGCAAGCCAGGAAGCAGAAAGGAACAATCAAAGGATCAGGAGATGTCCGTTAAATGGTTGTGTGATTCCCTAGTCCCTATCAATCTATGGAGTGTATGGAAAATGTCTGATGGTTACACGGATCTGATGCAGGAAGAACGGATGAAGATGATGAAAGAGCTACAGGATCGAGCCCCACATGCGGAGCACTATCGTAAGCTTAAACCTGAACCGATTGAGATTATTGAAGCATGGGGTCTTAACTTTCATCTAGGCAATGCTATCAAATATATTGCCCGGTCTGCTTACAAAGGTACAAAGAAGCAAGACATTTTAAAAGCTATCTGGTATTTGGAGAGAGAACTTGAACGCAACTATGACGCTTGAAGAATTGAAGGAATGGTTAGCTTCTACTTATTCAGAGTGTGATCTAGTGGATCTGTTGGAAGTATCCAGTTCTGAGATAGTAGAAGCTTTCTCTGATAAGGTGGAAGAAAAGATGGATGAGATTGAGAGAGAGATGGAGTTCTTCAATGACTCTGAAGACACAGAAGATCAGCAGACCCCTTATTTCTTTGTCTGATATGACTCTGAAGAAACAGAAGATCAAACGTAAACGAGCAGACTTCTTATTTCATGATGGAGAGTTCAGACATAAAGTAGTAGAACTCAAGAAAAAGAAGATTAAATATAGTCTGGATTGTAAAGAAGCCTTTGAGGATTTTGAAAATGGACAAGAAACTAAACACTATTAACACACCTTGGTCAACTGTTGGGTACATCACATATAAGCGCACATATGCTCGCCGTTTAGATGAGAACGATATTAACTCACCAACAGAAGAGTTCTGTGATACTGTTGAACGTGTAGTGCAATCTGCAAACAATCAACTTAATTGTAATTTTTCTCAAGAAGACCAAGATAAGTTGCGTTATTATCTTTTATCTTTGAAAGGCACGGTAGCTGGGCGTTTTCTCTGGCAAATGGGCACAAGTACAGTAGATAAATTAGGTCTTTCCAGTTTACAAAATTGTGCTTTTACTGTTGTTGATGACCCTATTCGTCCTTTTACTTGGGCCATGGATCTGCTTATGCTTGGTTCAGGTGTTGGTTATAACATTCAGAAAAAATATGTCGATAAGCTTCCAAAAGTTAATGATGATTTTAAACCGCCTGTACGTCAGGATAATGCGTCTGCTGATTTTATTGTCCCAGATAGCCGCGAAGGTTGGGTAGCATTGCTTGGTAAACTACTAAAAGCCGCATTTTTAAGCGACAAAGGTAACAAATCGTTTACGTATTCTACACAGCTTGTTCGTGGTAAGGGTGCCGTTATTAAAGGTTTTGGTGGTATGGCATCTGGGCCAGAAGATCTTGTAATTGGCATTGAGCGTATTTCTGGTGTTTTAGAAAAACGTAAAGGAAAAAAGCTACGTCCTATTGATTGCTTAGATATTATGAATATTATCGGTGCGCTTGTTGTTGCTGGTAATGTCCGCAGGTCTGCACAGATTGCTATTGGTGACCCTGATGATGTGGAATATTTGCTGGCAAAACGATGGGATATGGGCCACATTCCGTCTTGGCGTGCCATGTCTAATAATTCTGTTGTTTGCCATGATATTAATGACCTACATGACTATTTTTGGGATGGTTATGAAGGTAAGGGTGAGCCATATGGTTTGATTAATCTAAACCTTTCTCGTAAAGAAGGAAGAACAGGAGAGACACAGTACCCAGATCCAGAGGTACAAGGATATAACCCATGTGCCGAGCAATCGCTTGCAAACTTTGAAACCTGCTGCCTTGCTGAGATCTATTTACCAAATATTGAAAGCAAGGAAGAGCTACTGGACGTGGCTAAGATTTTATACCGTGTAAACAAACACAGTTTGGCTTTAAAATGCCACTTACCTGAAACAGAGCATATTGTGCATAAAAACATGCGAATGGGTATTGGTGTAACAGGTGTTTTACAAGCAAACGAGCAGCAAAAATCTTGGTTAGATTCTGTTTATAGTGACCTCCGAGAATATGATAAAGTATATTCAAAAGAAAATGGATTTAACCCTAGTGTCAAGCTCACCACATGTAAGCCATCCGGTACACTTTCCTTGTTACCTGGAGTCACCCCCGGTATCCATCCTGGGTATGCTCAATATATGATCCGCCGTATCAGAATCGCATCTAACCATCCTTTTGTGGAGGTATGTAAAAAACATGGGTACGGTGTAGAGTACCAACGTAATTTTGATGGTACTGAGGATTATGGAACAGTTGTTGTTTCTTTTCCGTTTGCATACCCAGAAGGTACTGTACTGGCTAATGAGATGACTGCTGTACAGCAACTAGAAGCTGTTAAATGGTTGCAAAGCGTGTGGTCAGATAATGCAGTATCTTGTACTGTTTATTATCGTAAGGAAGAGTTGCCAGAAATAAAAGCGTATCTTAAAAAGAACTATAAAAAGTTCCATAAGAGCCTTAGTTTCTTGTTACATTCTGAGCACGGTTTTGACCAAGCACCTTTTGAGGAGATCACAAAAGAGCAATACGATAATATGGTATCAAGCACAACAATTATCAACAACATTAGTAATGTTGATTTTGATGCGTTTGATGAATGCGCTTCTGGTGCTTGTCCTATTAAGTAATATTTAATATTTGACATCCTTTGGTTATTATGTAATAATAAGGTGTTGCATAATTAACCATGGGGTGTCAAATGGATATTGTAAAAAATAAACAAGGGTATGTTATAGCTGGTGATAATAGAGAATGTACATCATGTGGTACGATGTATAAACAAACAAGCAAAACTGTCACGCTTTGTAATAAATGTAACTCTGAAAGAGTTATGAGTGAACCAGTAAATGTAAAAATGTGGAGAAGAGCAAAAAGAAGAGCGTTTGAAAAAGGTTTAGATTTTAATATCACACCATCTGATGTTGTTGTACCAGACAAATGTCCAATACTAGGTATGCCTTTAGTGGTTTTTAAAGGTAAATCAGGTGGCAGACCAGATTCACCTGCGCTTGATAGGATAGATAACTCAAAAGGCTATGTTAAAGGTAATGTAGCAGTTATTAGTCATCTTGCCAATTGTATGAAAAGTTCAGCAACAGATGAACAGCTTATCCTGTTTTCTAAATGGGTATTTGCAAACATCCAAAAGAAAACCTGCCAGAACCAGTGCAAACTAAACGAAAGTAAAGTCTGCACGGGTTCTGGCAGGACTATTCAAGAGATTAAGGACGCTTATTCTTTATTGCGTAAATCTTCTCCAGACCACGTGATCCCCAATATCCACCAAAAACTAGCATAAGTAAGGCTTGAAACAGGTCTATATAAGCAGTTTTAATCTCAAATGTAAGTGCATTACCATCAGCAAAGGCCATTATCGTTACTACCAATAACAGGTAGA